CCCTATGACGTATACTATCGTATATCAATTATAGTATACGTCATTCCTTAAAAAAAATCAATTATTAAGGAGTGTAATATTATGAAAAATGAATTAATGATGTTTGAAGGAAAAGAGATTGAAGTATTCGAATTTGAAGGGCAAATTTTATTTAATCCAAAGCATGTGGCAGAGTGTTTAGATATTTCAGATGTGAACAGTAGTATTAGAAAATTTAATGATAATCAAGTAGTTAAGTTGACTAATTCTAAAATGCATAATATGCAGTTTAGAAAATTGCATAACACAGGAGAAAATTTTCTAACTGAGAGTGGTGTTTATAAACTTATATTTAAATCTAAAAAAGAAGAAGCTGAGAGATTCCAAGACTGGATAAGTGATGAAGTACTTCCAGCCATTCGACAAACTGGTGCATACATAACTAACAATGCCAACCCCGAAAAACTAAGAGAAAAAGCAAGCGAAATTGAAAAGTTACAACTGGCTTATAATAGTACATCTATGTTAAAAGAACTATTGGATGGAGCAGGCTTTGACAATAAATCAAAACTATTAACAGCTAAAACATTATATAAAAAGGCAGGAATTGATTTACCAATCGAGATAGATGAAGAAGAACATTATTTTGACACAAAACAAATAGCATCTAAACTGAAAATATATTCTAAGAGTAATAAACCAGCACAACTTGCTGTTTGTGAAATTATTAAAAAGATTGATTTAGAAGAAAATGAAGTAAAAGGAGTTTGGGAGACTAATGGAAGTTGGACTGGTACTGTAAATAAGTATACAAAGAGTGTAATAGATAAAATAAGAAATTGGATAGAGGAAAATAATAGACCTACTAAGATTGCAGGTGAGAAGAAGAATTATCATGTAATTTATAAGATTGAGTAAATTTATAAGATTGTATTAAATAATTTAGTTTAGTTTTGAGGGGGATTAATACAATGCGTGAAAGTTTACTTAATGAATATAATTTAAAAACTGATGAAGATGTAGAATACTTTGTGAAGTTTGCTAATGCGTTATATGAACTAAAACAGAATAGTGAAGAAAAATTTCAAGAATATGCAGAGATATTAAGAGGTATTCTTAGAGAACAAGAAGAGAGAAAAAATAAGTAAAATAATATAGATAAAGCACTTGAATATTCTACTGTTTCAAGTGCTTTGTTTGTTAAAAAATGGTATAATAAAAATATAGAAATTTTGCAGTGTTCGATTTTTCTACTTAAGTATAGTTTAACAATTGGAATACAAGGCATTGAGAAGGTTTGATAAGTGTTATCAATTGCACTACTGCTCGCTCACTGCAAATTTGAGAAAGTTATATGTGTGTAAGTCTTGGAAATACACAATTTATTTTGGGGTTTTATATTAACTATGTGGTATGTAAAGGAATTAGTAGAGTACAAAAATTTAAAGTCAGAATTTAGTATTATATTAACTAAGTGGTATGTAAATTCAAATATAAAAGACTTTACATCTTTGCCATCGATTGGTTTTATATTAACTAAATGGCACGTGAGTCAGCATTCTAAGTGGGTGGTAAAACACCATATACCTCGTTTTATATTAACAATGTGGTATGTAAATGCTGCAAAATTTTTTATTGTTATAGACATTGCCTGGTTTTATATTAACTATGTGGAGAAAAACTAAATAGAAAAAAGAAAGCACTTACTTAAATAGTAGGTGCTTTTGTTATTCTTTGCTAGATAAAGTAACAAGTTCGTTAGGTGTACATTCAAGAACAAGACAAAGCTTTTCGAATAAATCTAATTTTATAGAACTTGTTTCATTGTTAGCTAATTTCATCATGTTGGGATAAGCTATACCTACTTCTTTAGCTAACCAATATCTAGTTTTGCCTCTTGAATCAAGCAATTTATCAATATTAAAATACATTTTTTCACCTCTTAAGTATATTATACACTGGTTATATAATGTTTGCAATATATAATATGCAAATAATATGATTATGTAATGTTGACATTATATAATGTGTACGATATAATATACTTAAGGAATAAAAAATAAGAGCCACTCGCCCCTACCAAGTTTGAGTAACTCTTATTGACATATACTACATATGCATTAATTATAGTATATGTCATTCCTTAAAAAAAATCAATTAAGGAGTGTATTTTTATGAACAATCTAGTATTAATTAACAACCAAGAGCTACAAGTTAAGGAATTTAATAATCAAAGAGTTGTGACATTTAAAGAAATTGACAAAGTACATGAAAGAGTAGAAGGAACAGCAGGTAGAAATTTTAGAGAGAATAAGAAACACTTTATAAAAGATGAGGACTATTTTTATTTAGAAGGAAAAGAATTATCAACAATTAAACAGACAACGAATTTCGTTGGCAGTAATGCAAGAGAATTAATCTTATTAACTGAAACAGGTTATCTAATGTTAGTAAAATCTTTTACGGATGACTTAGCATGGAAAGTACAAAGACAATTAGTAAATAGTTATTTCAGAGTAAGAGAAGAAATAAAAACATTAGAAGCAGTAAATGAGTCAATTAAATTAATAACTCCAATCTTTGAAGATTTGAAAATTGATAAAAGTATGCAATTTCTTGTTGCTAAGACATTTTTTAAAAAAGCAGGAGTTGATATTCCGCTTGAAATTGAAGAAAAGGAACATTTTTATGATACAAAGCAGATTGCAAAAAAATTAGGACTTTACACAATGTCTAATAAACCAGCATTTCAAGCAGTTAAGCAAATTATAAGAAAACTTGATATTAAAGAAGATGAAACGAAAACAGTACTAGAAACCAATGGCTCTTGGACTGGTACTGTAACAAAATATTCTAATAAGGTTACAGAAAAGGTCAAAATGTGGTTGAAAGAAAATAATAATCCTATCTCAATCAAAGGAGACAAGAAAAACTATTATATATTGTATAAAAATAATTAGATTTTAGTTTTGAGTTTGAGGGGGATTAATAAAATGCGTGAAAGTTTACTTAATGAATATAATTTAAAAACTGATGAAGATGTAGAATATTTTGTAAAATTTGCTAATGCGTTATATGAACTAAAACAGAATAGTGAAGAAAAGTTTCAAGAATATGCAGAGATTTTGAGAGAAATATTTAGAGAGCAAGAAGATAGAGAAAATAAGTAAAATAATATAGATAAAGCACTTATAAGTACATAAAAGTGCTTTATCTTCCAAAATATGCTATAATATTATTAACTTGTAGAATAAGGATGGTTGCTATGATTGCAGTTAAAAAACTAAAATTAACTATAGTTGAAGAAGAAGAAAAAAGAAAAGAACAATATAAATTTATAAGAGATAGCCAATATGCACAATATCAAGGACTTAATCTAGCAATGGGAATATTAACAAGTGCATATCTAGTAAGTGGCAGAGATATAAAATCAGACTTATTTAAAGATTCTCAAAAAAGTTTAACTAACTCAAATGAGATATTTAATGGAATAAACTTTGGTAAAGGTATTGATACTAAAAGTTCTATTACCCAAAAAGTTAAAAAAGATTTTTCTACATCATTAAAAAATGGCCTGGCTAAAGGAGAGAGGGGTTTTACTAATTATAAAAGAGATTTTCCTTTAATGACTAGAGGTAGAGATTTAAAGTTCTATGAAGAAGATAAGGAGTTTTATATAAAGTGGGTAAATAAAATAGTTTTTAAGATTCTAATTGGTAGAAAAGATAAAAACAAAGTTGAATTAATACATACTTTAAATAAAGTCCTAAATAAAGAATATAAAGTAAGCCAAAGTTCGTTACAATTTGATAAAAATAATAAACTAATACTTAATCTTACAATAGATATACCATACAAAAAAGTTGATGAAATAGTAAAGGATAGAGTATGTGGAGTTGATATGGGTATAGCCATTCCAATTTATGTAGCTTTAAATGATGTTTCATATGTACGAGAAGGAATGGGAACTATAGATGAATTTATGAAACAAAGACTTCAATTCCAATCAAGAAGAAGAAGGCTTCAACAGCAACTTAAAAATGTAAATGGTGGTAAAGGTAGAAAAGATAAATTAAAGGGATTAGAATCTTTAAGAGAAAAAGAAAAAAGTTGGGTTAAGACCTACAATCATGCATTAAGTAAAAGAGTAGTTGAATTTGCTAAAAAAAATAAATGTGAGTATATACATTTAGAAAAGTTAACTAAAGATGGGTTTGGAGATAGACTTCTTAGAAATTGGTCTTACTATGAACTTCAAGAAATGATAAAATATAAAGCAGATAGAGTTGGGATAAAAGTTAAACATGTAAATCCTGCTTATACTTCTCAAACATGTTCAGAGTGTGGTCATGCAGATAAAGAAAACAGGGAAACACAGGCTAAATTTAAATGTTTAGAATGTGGATTTGAAGCTAATGCAGATTATAATGCTGCTAGAAATATAGCAAAAAGTGATAAATTTGTAAAATAAAATACAATAATATATGTACGGGTGATTTAGTGTAGATGGTAACATCTCCAAGATAAAACTTGCATCCGAAGGGTGAGGGTATAGATAAAACGCATAAGGTAGTATGCCAAATATGTGCTATAACCACTCGCTAAGCCGAAAAAACCTTAGTTTATGATGGCAACTAAGCACACTATTATATATAAAATGCAGTGAGCGAACTTTTACATTTACATACTTTAAGTAGTTGAAAATACTAGAGTGTAGCAATTATTTTTGAAATGTCAAAAAACACTACTGGTGGTTCACTGCAATATTTTGTAAATTACATAGACAAAAGCATTGCAATTACTGTATTATATTTGGGGTTATATAATGACTATGTAGTGTGTAAACCGGCTAGACATAGATTGTTCTATTTTTTTCTGTATAAGTTATATAATGACTATGTAGTGTGTAAACTAAATCTGATACACCTCGAGCTATCACGCTTGCAGCGTTATATAATGACTATGTAGTGTGTAAACTTGAAAATGTTATAAGCAGCATTTCCAAGTACATAGTTATATAATGACTATGTAGTGTGTAAACTATCACTTAAAAAAGAACCCTCGCCTTTATAGATATTGTTATATAATGACTATGTAGTGTGTAAACATCACTTTTTCTCAAGCTCTCACAATGATGAAAAATGTTATATAATGACTATGTAGTGTGTAAACTAACTATGTTCCAAGCTCCTGCGAATACGTCATAAATATTATATAATGACTATGTGTGTGTGTAAACGCGATATTTTTAAGCCTAGAAACCAATACAGAACTTGTTATATAATGACTATGTAGTGTGCAAACTAACACTATGTGTATTTAAATTCAATATTTTGAAAGTATTATATTAATAAAAAAATAAATATTAAAATAAAACTAACACTTACTCAGGTAGGTGTTTTTTTATCGAAAGGATGTGATAATAATGTAAAAATTTTACTTATATAGTATAATAATCTTATAAAATTATACTGGGGGATATTATACTATGAACGATACATTAGAATATATATTTTGTAGTGAATGTGGCACGAAATGTCTGAAAGAAAGTAAATTTTGCAGTCAATGTGGAACAAAAATATTTGATATAAAAATTGCATATGAAAGTATCATTGAAGAAAAAGAATATGATTTAAAAGGTGTTAATTTACAACATGTAATGCAGGAAACAAGCTTTATAAAAGCATCCTCTATCAGAAGGTTGAAGGAATTAACTGGAATAGATTTAGAAGATTGTAGAAAAATATTAGAAGAACCATATCAAAAATATTATAATGAAAATTCTGATATGCTTGAAGAAAAAAGAAAAAAAGAAGATGATATTTCAAAAATTAGAAGAGCTAAAGAGGAAAGAATAGAAAAGGAAAAAGTAGCTTGTTGTCCTAAATGTGGTTCAACATCTCTATCAGCTCAGAAAAAAGGTTTTGGTATAGGAAAAGCTGTAGCAGGGGCTACTATAGCAGGAGGCATTGGTCTAGTGGCGGGCAACTTAGGTGCAAAAAAAGTTAGAGTTACTTGTTTAAATTGTGGCAAACAATTTTGGGCAGGTAAAAAATAGATATTAAAAATAAAACACTTACTTAGGTAGGTGTTTTTTATATGAAAATTTATGAAAGGAGAGTGAAAATATGGCTACAATACAAACATCAATCCGTATTTTCGACGGAATGACACCTGCATTTCGTAATATGACTAATGCTATTAACACTACAATTAACAGTTTTGATAGGTTACAACAAAGATTGCATAATCCTTTGAACACAAGCAGTATACAGGCATCTCAGCAAAGTTTAAATAATATTGAAAGTATTCTCGCAAGGATAGAACAGAAAATTGGAAAAGCAGATGAACAACAGAGAAGATTTAACGAAGATATTGACAAGGGGGCAAACTCTACAAATAATTTACTTGGAAGTGTTAAGAAACTAGCAGGAGCTTATATGGGATTAAAGACGATAGGAGGGTTAGCAAATTTAAGTGACCAAATGACGAGTACAAATGCCCGTTTAAACATGATAAATGATGGTCAACTTTCTGACGGAGGATTGAATAAAATGATTTTCCAGTCAGCTGAAAGGTCAAGAGCATCCTATCTAGACACAGCACAGATAGTAAGCCGTATAGGCATGAATGCAGGGAGTGCATTTTCTAGCACTAGAGAAATTGTAAGTTTTGCTGAACAACTCAACAAAAAATTTGTAATAGCAGGTGCAAGTACTGAGGAAATGAACTCGGCACTTTTACAGTTGACTCAAGGATTAGGAAGTGGAGTTTTGCGTGGGGAAGAATTAAATGCTGTATTTGAGTCAGCACCTAATATAATTAAGTCGATTGCTGATTATTTAGACGTGGATATAGGAAAAATAAGAGGAATGGCAAGTGAAGGAATGTTAACAGCTGATATTGTAAAAAATTCTCTGCTTGCAGCATCAGCAGAAACAAATGCTCAATTTGAAAAAATGCCTTACACTTTAGGCCAGATTTTCACATCTATCAAGAATAATGCAGTAATGATATTTGGAGCTATACAAAAGAAAATTGAGGACACGGTCTCAAGCAGGGGATTCCGAACCTTTATAACTGATGTTACAGACTCTTTATATATACTTGGGAATGTTGGTTATAAAGTGTTTAATGGAATAATTGATTTATTGAGTAGTCCAGCATTTCGTGGATTTTTTAATATGACGATTGTCGGAATCAGTTTAATTTCACAAGGCTTTGGATGGCTATTAACAGTTATAGGAAGTGTCATTAATTTTATTGCACAAGGTTGGAGTATAATACAACCTATTTTGATAACAAGCATCGTTTTGTGGGGTTTATATAAAACAGCTGTTTTGGCAGGTGCTTTAGTTACAGCTATTCAGGTGGGGTGGACAGCTTTACAGACATTTTGGACTAATTTGCTAAATGGTTCATTATTAACTAATATAATGATGAATATAGCTGCAAAAATATCAACGGATGCACTAAGCGGTTCAATGTTGCTTTTAATTACCACAATAGTTATGGTTGTAGCAGCAGTAGCCTTAGTAATAGCAGCAATATTTGTAGGAGTAGCAATATTCAATCATTTTGCAAAAACGAGTATAAGTGCAACTGGAGTAGTTGTAGGAGTTTTTTATTTTCTAGGAACTTGTATATATGATGTCTTTGCAGGTGCATGGAATATTGTAATGGCGTTTGCAGAGTTCTTTGTTAATTCGTTTAATATTGTTATCTATAATGTACAGATGTTATTTTATAAATTCCAAAATTTTGTAATAAATGCAATGGGTGATGTTGGAGGAAGCTTTGACAATTGTGCTACAGCTTTAGCAAATGCTTTTGTAAGTGCAGCTAACATAGCGATAAAAGGTATAAATGGAGTTATAAAAGCACTAAACTTAATTCCAGGTGTAAATATAAAGACAATAGGAAGTCTAGACAAAATAGATTCTTTTGTAAAACAATATAAAGATTACCAAAAAACATTAAAAGAGCCTGTAAAGCCTGCTGAATGGAAAGCTCCAACTATGAAATTGAAGAATCCTGTAGACTCATTTAAAAAAGGCTATGAAGTAGGTCAAAATTTAGAAAATAAATTGAAAGATGTTTTTGACATCAATAAAATGGCAGAAAAGGCAAAAAAGGATTTAGAACTTGACGACCTTTGGGACAAAAAATATGGTCTTGGCGATTCAATAGGTTCAGCGGGACTAAACTCTCCGCTTAACGATGCAGCAAAAGGAGCAAAAGATACGGCAGGAAACACTGCAAAGATGGCTAAAACAATGGATAAAAGCCAAGAAGATTTAAAATACTTAAGAGATATTGCAGAGCAAGAAGTAATAAATAGATTCACAGGAGTAAACATTAAAATTGACATGAACAATACAAATAACATAAGTAAAGATACAGATGTTGATGGAATAGTAAATGTACTAACAGAAAAACTGAATGATGCAATGGTTGTTTCAGCCGAAGGAATAGTTTAGAGAGGGGGAATATAAATGGCTTATGATTTTTACCTAGATGGAGTACAATTACCAATCACACCTGGTAAGCTTGAAGTTAAAGTGACAAATAAAAATAAGACAATTGATTTAATAAATGTTGGAGAAGTAAACATACTAAAAAAAGAGGGATTATCTGAAATAAGTTTTGAAGCAGAGTTTACACATAATAAACTACCTTTTTGTAGAGGTCAATTTAGAGATGTTCAATTCTTTTTAAGTAAACTGGAATTACTAAAGACAGATTGTAAGCCATTCCAATTTATTGTATCTCGTGAGTTAGGTAACAAAGTATTATTCAATACTAATATGAAAGTATCCTTAGAGGAATATAACATAGTAGAAGATGCAGATAATGGCTCAGATACAAAAGTTGCAATAAAGTTAAAACAATATAGAGATTACTCAACTAAAAAATTAGTTCCTGCTCCGCCTAAAACAACTGAGACTGGTAGACCAAGCGTAAAGATAGAACCCAAGAGGGTTGATTCAATTAATGCACCAAACACCAAGACTTATACAGTCAAATCGGGTGATTCTCTTTGGTCAATTTGTCAGAAACAGTTAGGAAATGGTTCATTATATAAGAAAGTATACGAACTAAATAAATCTATGATGGATAAGGCAAATAAGGGCAAAAACTTAAGTAAATACACTATTTATAAAGGGCAGGTGTTAAAACTTGGTTGATGAATTAGTGTTAGCAAATGATAGAGATGTAAGATTAGTAATAGCTCATTGGGAAGATTTCTACGAACCTGCTGTCATTGATGGTATCACATGGGAAATAGAAAGAAGAGGTTCACCTTCTAAGTTAGAGTTTACAATAGTCATGGATGATATATTAGAGTTTTGTGAGGGTAACTCTGTAAGGCTGTATTATAAAGGTGTAGGGATATTTTATGGATATATATTTCAAAAGAAAAGAGACAAAGAAAATCACATAAAAATTGTTGCTTACGACCAGTTAAGATACTTTAAGAATAAAGATACTTATGTGTATAATAATCAAACTGCATCTGAACTTGTAAAAATGTTAGCTAAAGATTTTAATTTAAAATACAATGTCATAGAAGATACTAAGTATAAAATATCTAGGATAGAAGAAAATAAAACACTCTTTGATATGATTTTAACTGCACTTGATGATACTCTAAGAGAGAAAAAGGAAATGTATGTACTCTATGATGATTTTGGAAGATTAACATTAAAGAATGTTGCTTCTATGAAACTTGATACGGTTATGAACAATGATGTCATAGAGGACTTTGACTATAATTCAAGTATAGATAGTGATACTTATACAAAAATCAAACTTGTAAGAGACAACGAGGAGTCAGGAAAAAGAGATGTGTATATTGCTCAAGACTCTACACATATGAGGAGTTGGGGAATACTTCAAATGTTTGATACAGTAGACAAAAACATGAGTGAAGCAGAGATAAAACAAAAGTGTGATATACTTCTAAAACTATATAATAAGAAAACTAAGTCATTAAGTTTAAAAAATGCACTTGGAGATATTAGAGTGAGAGCAGGTTGTTTAGTACCTGTTTTTTTAAATCTAGGAGATATTGAATTGCAAAATTATATGTTAGTTGAGAAAGTAAAACATACATTTGAAAATAATTCACATTTCATGGATTTGACCTTGGTTGATGGAGACGAATTTGCTTCTTATTCCTCTTCAAGCTACAGTAGTGGAAATGCAAATAATAAAGATGAAAAGAAAAATGGTCCTGTACAAAGTACCACAAGTAAAGAAGATACTGATATGGCTAATAAGATTAATAAACTACTTAAAGGTAAATTATCAAATACAGGAAATATATTTGTTAAATATTCAAATGCTTATAAAGTTAATCCGGCACTCATGGCTGCTATATCTATGCACGAATCAGCTAGAGGGACTTCAAATATTGCAAATACTAAAAATAATTTCTTTGGAATGAAAAAAAATGGAGATTACATGAGTTTTTCTAGTGTAGACGAAGGAATAAAAAGAGGTATAAGTAATTTATCAAGAAACTATATCCATATAGGACGAAAAACTTTAGAAAGCATCAGAAATAAATATTCTTCTAGTTCAGACAAAGAATGGGTAAAATGTGTAGGTGCATTTTATAAGCAAATAACAGGAAGTACTTATAATTCTAATAGTGCAGGTACAGGAGTTGGAAGTAACGAAGAAGCAGAAAAGAATTTAAAAGATGTAACTTATCAAATTCAAGGTAATAACCAAAGTAATACAAATAACAATTCTAAAGAAGATAAATTAATTAGTATAGCAAAAAGTAAACTGGGTTGTAATTATGTGTATGGAGCAGAAGGTCCTAATACTTTTGATTGTTCTGGATTTACACAGTGGTGTTATAAACAAATAGGTATAAAAATTCCTCGTACTGCTTCTGCACAAAGTAAAGCAGGAAAAGCAGTAGATTTAAAAGATAGAAGCAAGTGGAAAGCAGGAGACTTATTATGTAGAATTGGTGGAGGAAGTAGTAATCATGTTGTAATGTACATTGGAAACAATCAAATAATTCATTCACCACAAACAGGAGATGTGGTAAAAATAGAGTCTGTTAATTCTTATAGAAAAGGAAAAGCATACACACATGTGAGAAGATTTATATAAGTGAGGTGGCAATATGAGCCAAGATTTATTACAGATAATAAAAAAAGCTGCAATGGATGCAGTAGAAACAAGCAACCCAATTAGGGTTGTATTTGGAACAATAGAAAGTATTAGTCCTCTAAGAGTTAAGATAGAACAAAAACTATCTATTGGTGAAATTTTTCTAATACAAACAGATACATTTAAAAGATATACAGATAAAAAAATAGGAGATAAAGTAGTCTTAATTCGTATGCAAGGAGGACAACAATATTTAGTATTGGATAGGATGTGATGAAGTGTTACCAAGCGATAATTTAGATTATGACATTGAAGATGTATCAATAATTAATTTTGATGTAAGGCAAGAACCAAGTAAGACCTTTAAATTAAATATAGAAAAATCTAAGATAGATGGTATTTGTGATGATGTTGAAGCATTAAAACAAACCATCTTTTTAATTTTAAACACAGAGAGATACCAACATCTAATATATAGTTGGAATTATGGAGTCGAGTTGAACGACCTTATTGGAGAGCCTATATCCTTTGTAATCCCCGAACTTGAAAGACGAATCAAAGAAGCACTAATTCAAGATGATAGGGTTGAAAATGTAGATAATTTTGAATTTCAAAATGTAAAAGGAAAAGTACATTGTAAGTTCACAGTTCACAGTAAATATGGAAATATAAAAGCAGAGAAGGTGGTGAGTGTATAATTGTTTGAGTTAATGACATTTGAAAACATAATTAAAAGAATGTTAGATAGTGTACCAGATACTTTTGATAAAAGGGAAGGTTCTATAATATATAATGCCTTGGCACCAGTTGCTATAGAACTTACAGAGACTTACATTGCCATGGATGAATTATTAGACCAAACCTTTGTAGATACTGCTAGTTATTACTATTTAGAGAAAAGATGCAAAGAGCGAGGAATCACACCTCTTGAAGCCACTAATACAATTGCAAAAGGAGTTTTTAACATAGATATTCCTCTTGATTCACGCTTTAATTTAGGTGAGTATAATTATACAGCAACTGAAAGGATTAGTGAAGGAATATATAAGATGAAATGTGAAACTGCTGGACCTATATTTGAACTTGGTCAGTTGATTCCAATAGAATATATAGATGGGCTTGAAACTGCTCAGTTAACTGAAATATTAATTAATGGAGAAGATGAAGAATCAGAGGACAGTCTAAGACAAAGATACTATGATAGTTTAAATTCACAATCATTTGGTGGAAATATACAAAATTATAAAGATGAAGTTAACAAAATACAAGATGTTGGAGGAGTTAAAGTTTATCCTGTTTGGAATGGTGGAGGTACTGTTAAGTTAGTAATAATTAATTCTAATTTCAAAGTACCATCAGAGGATTTAGTTAATTTAGTTCAAGAAGAAATTGACCCAATTGAGCACCATGGAGAAGGTCTTGGATTAGCACCTATTGGACACCGAGTAACTGTAGAAGGTGTTACAAGTACAACTATAAATATATCAGCAGAAATAACATACAAGAGTGGCTATACTTGGGAGAATATAAAGACTATAGCAGAAGAAGCAATAGACGACTATTTAAATGAACTTAACATGAGTTGGGAAGATGAAGAAAACTTAATAGTTCGTATATCTCAGATTGAAACGAGATTACTTAGTATAGATGGAGTATTAGACATTGCAAATACTATGATAAATGACGCTAAATCTAACCTAACAATAGATAGTAACAGCATAGTAATAAGAGGTGAGGTAGTTGGATAAAGAGATTAATCTAATAAATTACTTACCACAAATTCTGCAAGATAAAGAAGAGTATATAAAAGTATTTAATGCAGAAAACAAAGAAATAAAAACATTACATGATAAATTAGATGATGTCTTAAATGACCAGTTCTTAGAAGATTTAACTCCAAGTGGTGTGAAAAGATGGGAAAAAATAATGTCTATAACTCCCAAATCAAATGAAACTTTAGAGGATAGAAGGTTTAGGATTTTTAGTAGATATATAAGTAAATTACCCTATTCAGAGAGATTTTTAAGAAATTGGTTAGACAATATTGTTGGAGAAGGAAACTATGAGTTAACTATTAACAATTCTACTTATAACATACATTTAGAGAGTGATGCTAGAAATCAAGATTGGTTTGAAGAAGTTCATTCTTTTGTAAGTAGCATCAAACCTTGCAACATGAGTCTTGATTATACTAGAGTGTTAGTTAGTAAAGACAATTATATGAATTTTGGTATAACAACCCTAATGGGTCAAGAAATAACTATATACCCTTGGAGTCCACCAGATATAGAAACTTATGGAGAAATTGATGTATTAACTGGCAATGGAGTTGGATACCAAGAGGTAACAATATTTTAGGAGGTGATATATTGGCTATAGATAAAAGTTATTACACTATAATTACAGATGTAGGGAAAGCAAAGATAGCAAATGCAAGTGTCACAGGTAATAAAGTGGGATTTGTAAAAATTCAACTTGGTGATGGAGGAGGGAGTGAATATACTCCAACTGAGAGTCAGACAGCTCTCAAAAATGTGGTATGGGAAGGCAATATTGGAAATACAACTACAGATGAAACTGCACCAAATTGTATAATATTAGAGAGTTTAATACCATCAAGTGTAGGCGGGTTTATGATAAGAGAAATAGGATATTTAGATGATGAAAATAATTTAATTGCCATTTCTAAATACAAAGAGTGTTATAAACCTTCTATAGAACAAGGTGCAGTGGTAGACATGAAGGTTAAAACTGTGCTTATTGTATCTAATGTAAATAATATAGAACTTAAAATTGACCCAACAATAATCTTTGCAACACTCAAAGATATACAAGACTTAGAAACTAAAATAGGTACTGTTAATACTAAAATTGATACAACTAAAACAGAATTAACAAGCAACATAGAAACTGCTAAAACAGAAATTGACGAGAAAATAGGGGATACAACACAACTTACTACAACAGATAAAACAAATATAGTTGGTGCATTAAATGAGGTAAAAACTAGTGTAGATAGCATAGAAACAACGGCAGAGAAAACAAGTTATAATAATGCAACAAGTAATCTTGCTGCTACGAATGTGCAAGGGGCGATTGATGAAGTTGTTAGAAAGATAGAAAAATTTAATGAGGTTAATATATCTATACAAAATGATATGTTACCTATTTAAGAGAGGAAAGTGAGAAAATGCAGTCAGAATGGAATTTTGATTATACAGGCGCAGAACAAAACGTTACATTGAAGCCTGGCAAATATAAATTAGAATGCTGGGGTGCTTGTGGAGGAGGCTGGTTTAGTGAATGGACTAAAGGCGCTAAAGGTGGTTATTCTAAAGCAGAACTTACATTAAAAAAAGAAACTATATTATATGTTTACGCTGGAGAAACTGGATGCCAAAAGTTTGAAAATAGTATTAATAACTGGACTGGATTTAATGGAGGGGGAAGAGGTACTAATGCAGGTGCAGACCCTAAGTTTATATTATGTGGTGGAGGTGCTACTGATATAAGACTTATTAGAGGAAGTTGGAGTAATGAACAAGGATTACTATCACGTATACTTGTTGCAGGTGGTGCAGGTGCAATTAGCAGTAGTGACTACGGCGTAGGAAATGGTGGTGGCATGGAAGGTTCAAAAGGATTTGATGGTTCTAATGCTTTTGTCACTGGAGGTACACAGTACCAAGGAGGAATAGGACTTGAAGATAAGTATAATGGTTCGTTTGGTAGAGCAAGTTCTACAGGAACAGGGCAAGGTGGAGGAGGTGGGG